CTGATGTCTATTTTGTCGGTCACAGCGGCCGTCCCTTCGTCGTCAACTGCACATCGGCGAGCCCCTTGCTCATGCGGTCGCGGTCAAGCTCGTGACGTTCGCGGCGCGACATTTTTCCGGTCACACGCTGCATGTCTTCGAACTCGCCATGCTGCTTGTGCTGATGGTGGAATTGGCCGAATTGCTCATAGGCGGGCGGATTGTGAAAACGGAAATCAACCGCCCGCGCCTTGAATAGTTCCGGCGCGTCGAGGCCCTTCGGCTTGAGAAATTCGGAGTCGGACATTAATAAATAGCCTCTTTAAGAGTCACCATTTCAGGTTCAACAACATCGAGCCAAAGTGTCCCAGGGAGAACAATTTCAATTTCACCTTCCGGAGTCTCAAGGCGCACATTTCGATAGATTTGAGTATCATCGCGCCAAAATCGGCTCGCCTACACACCGGTCGGACGAATTGTGCGCGACTTCACCATCAGATCGGCCTCCCCCGCACCGACTGCGGTCCGCCCTTTTCGAGGGACATCTTGTTGTTGTCCCACTTGCCCTTTGCGGCAGACGTAAAGCCGCCCCACTGTTCATAAAGCGGCGGATTGCGAAACTGACCTTCTTCCATTCGGCGTCGGCCGAGGTCGCGAGTATCGACGCCCTTCGGTTTCAAAAAATCTTCGGCCATCATGCAGCTCCGTCGATCGGTGGGATTGCGCCCGGTTGTCCACCTAGCGGATCTCCGGCGCCAGGCGGGAGCGGTCCGGTCGGGAGGCCGGCTCCCCCAGGCTGAACGGCAGGAATCGGTGGCGCGGGGGGCGCTTTTTCTTCGGGCTTTTTGCGGATGAGGTTGTTGAGCAGTTTCAGCACCGCTAGCAGCGTCGTCTTTTCCTCAGTACCGGCCGGAAATGCTTCCTCGATGCCGAAAAGCGTATTCATGACGCCTTCGATTTTGCCCATCGCCATTGCTTGTTGGCCGGCCCCGGTGCCGGGCGACACCATCGGCCCCCCGCCGGGACCTGACGGTCCGCCCAATACGGACGGCGGCGGCGGCTTTCCCGCGCCCCCTGGCCGCATCATTGGCATTGGCAAAGTTGGCATGCATTATTGTTATGCCTGCCATGCGTTTACGTCAAGACGCAAAAAAGGTCACCCAAAAGAGTGACCTTTTCCTTGCTGAATCAGCCGATAGGAATCGCGTACTAACCGCAACTTCTCGCCGGATTTGACGTGAATTCTTACTTCCGGCGACCGCGGCCCTTATGCCGGCGCCGACGCTCGTGGTAACGGGCCTTCGTAAGCGGCACATCCTCAGTCTCGCCCTCGAAAGCGTCAACTTCGATCTCGAAATCCATGATTTTGCTCCATTTTCTGCTCTTTCGCTCAATCGCGAGGGTCTAAGAGCTTACCTATGCTACCACGACATAGGAGGATTGCAAAGCCGCGGAATTGCCGCGCGGCCCTTGATTCGCTATCGTAAATCGCTGGGATTGCCGATTGCGGGGAGTCTCGCATGAGCTATCTTTTGATGACGGGAAGTACACATCGGCCAAATCGAGCTCGCGGAGAATGGATGTGCGCCGAATGCGGGGCGATCAACGAGCGCGATAGCGTTTGTGATTGCGAAGAAATCGAGCGAAGAATAGAGCAACGGCGGCTTGCGATAAGCACATGTCCGCTTTTGTCGCCCCGTGAAAAGCGAGAGAAATCGGCTAAACTGAAATGAGATCGAAACGCCTTTTATTAATGATGGCCGGATTAATCAAGGCTCCGGCCGAAAAGCATTTGGAAAGGCAACAACGAAAACTCGATAAACTTGCCAGGGATTGGAAACGGGGCCTCGAATTAATCTCCGCAATTCAGGCCCGTGAGCGAGGTGACGACGGAACAAAACCAATGCCGTTCGGGAAACCGAAGGGCGACAAATGAAAAAATGGCGTATTATAAAAAATGGATGGAATCTGAAAGCTCAACCTTGGAGTGGGGCGGTTGGAATAGAGGAAATTGACCGCGATTTAATTGTTCCATCGATTGTATGCTGGTTTTGTCGCGGATGCCCCTCGGAACTTCCGCAACACGTTGTTGATCTTCATAACAAAGCCGTGAGCGATGCCCAAAAAACCTAATTTATCGATTGCAGCCAAAGTCGCGTCGTTCCCGCGCAAGAAATTCGAGAAATTTCGTTCTTATTTGAAGGTCCAATCGCGCGACTTTGGCCGCATTCCATTTAAGCCGCTCGGAAGTCAAAAATATCTCACTGATGAAATAGAAAGGGGCGTAAACGAGGGTATAACAACATTTGTAGTCTTAAAGGGGCGACAGGTTGGATGCACGACCGAATGTATCGCGATTGATATGTTTTATGCCTTCGAGTATAATGGATTGCAGGGGTCTTTTATTTTGCACGAAGAAAAGGCACTTGATAAATGGCGGGCGATAATAGATATATTTTTGGAGACGCTCCCTAAGCGGATTAAGTCCGGATCACGCATGTTTAAATTTCGTCCGGAGACGGTTCGCCATAGTAGGAATTTGCTATGGTTTGATAACGATAGCATGTTTACATATCTAATTGCCGGCACGCAGGATAACAAATCAGGCGCGGGATTGGGGAGGTCAGGGGCTTCGAATTTCGTACACGGCACAGAGTGCGCCATGTACGGTTCCGAAGAAGATATTATGACATTCAAGGCGCAGGTATCATCAATTTACACACACAGGCTCCAAATATGGGAAAGTACCGCAAAAGGTTTTAATCATTGGTATAATACTTGCCAAACCGCTAAAAATTCGCCGACGATACGGTTTATTTTCATTGGATGGTGGCGAAACGAATTATTCCAATTACACACAACGGACGCGCGTTATAAACATTTTATGCCGGACGAGCGCTTGACGCAGATGGAGCGGGGTCGCGTGCGTGCCGTTAAGGAGCAATACGGTTTTCAAATCGCATTACAGCAAGTAGCTTGGTATCGCTGGAAAATGTTCGACGAATTCAACAGCGATCAGGTTACCATGGATCAGGAATTTCCATGGACGGAAGAGGACGCATTTCAATCCGGAAAATCGAAATTCTTTGATGGAACCGTTCTTACGCAGATCACGAGAGCGGCGATAAAGGTTCCATATCAGGGTTACCGCTATAAGGTCACCAATCGATGGGAGGAATTGGATGTTGTGGAGTTTCCCGACCCCCGATCCGAGCTGCGTGTCTGGGAACACGCGAGCAAATTTGGCTATTATGTTATTGGCTGCGATCCTGCCTATGGCAGTTCTGATACCGCTGATTGGAACGTTATTTCAGTCTGGCGCGCGTATTCTGAGTGCATCGTTCAGGTTGCCGAATTTTGTAGCAAAAGGTTTAGTACATATAACACTGCTTGGGTTATTGCTCATTTGGGCGGATTTTATGGGACAAATGATTGCCGCGTTAATATTGAGTTGAACGGTCCCGGAAAAGCAGTATTTGGTGAGTTGAAAAATCTACGAGCATCTCTCAATGAAATGTGTCCAAAGGATGATTCATTTGGAATTAGAAACTGTTTAAAAAACATTAGGGATTATTATTACCAGAGAATTGATAATGTTGCCGGCGATGGCCTTGCGTATCATACGGTATCTACAGAACAAATACGCCTGCATCTATTGTCTCAATTCAAAGATGCGATTGAGTTGGGTAGGATGCATCCCCGCTCTATGGTGCTCGTTGAGCAGATGCGCCGACTCGCCAACGATGATGGTTACATAGAAGCAGCCGAAGGGCATGACGATCATGTATTCGCAGCCGCGCTCGCTTATGAGGCGTGGCAGAAATGGCTTGCTCCGAAACTTCGTGGGATGCACATGACGCGGGCGAGGTCTGCGGAAATCGAAGCGAAGGGGGGAGATAAGCCGATAACTAAACTAATCATAAACTATCTCAGAAACAGTAATATAAAGGTGCCGTCATGATTTCACGCGACTGGCAATGCATGAATCAAAGCTGCGGTGAGACCTTTCACTCATACGAAAAGGCCAATCCCGGGTGTCCTCGTTGCGGCTGCGTCAGGGTCAATTGGATTCCGGCCGGGGGTCACATCGGCAAGGTCGCTCCGCGCGCCGACGCGACATTGCGAAGTCTTGCCGATTCTTATGCCATGACGGACATGAATTCACCCTCGCATTCGCGGCTCAATCGCGCCATGCCGGCGCTACAGCAGCCGGCGACCGATCCGTCTCTTGGTCAGCGACATTTCGCGCCCGGGTTTTCGTCTCCCGTGTCGCCGCACGGTGCGACGTGCGCACCGTCAACAGCACCGATCGATGTGCGCGGCAAAGTGCAAATCGGAGTTCCTCGCGTGCGATCCGAAACGATCCCCGACGCAAAATTCAATGCTTCCATCACGCATCTACGACCGGGAGGACAGAAAGCATGACCATGATTCGAAATTGGTTCTGGACTTTCGTTGCGGCCGGGCTCGTGCTGATCGTGTGCTTTGGCCGGTGCGCAAACGCAGAGTGCCTGTCGTCAGCCGCGGCTGTTCGCGCTACGCACGGAATCATAGCATGGTCCACTTGGCGCAATGTCGATGGACACAAATGCTGGATGGAAGGAAAGCGAAAGGAGGTGGTGCTAAATGGAAGATTGGCCGCAAGAGCGATACACAATAAACCCCAAGAATATGAGACAAGGCCCCGGCCGACAACACCAACGGTCGGGGCCATTGACTTGATGCGCAACGAACTCACATCAGAGTATAACTGCGACGAATCTTGTTATGCGAGATGGTGGAGCTTCCAGGCCGTCGAATCTATGGAGCGATTGCGAGAATGGAACAACCGAGCCTCATTTAGGGAATTAAGAAAATGAGCAATAAACTTAATTTTGATCGCAGTAGATCAAAACAGCGAGCGCGCAAATGTTATACGACATCAGTTTCTAACTGCAACTATCATCCGAAGATGACATTGGAAATGGCAGCCAAGATATTTTTTTCGGACGAGAAGAAAACGAACAGGCGCGACAAACCTCGTCCGAAACCCTCGCTGCCCCGCGTGCGGTTTTTAGAAGGACCCGGACCGGAGAGGTATGATGATCCGAATTTCCGGAGATCATGAATGCGTCATTATGCCCCATGGCGACCAGGTGCAAAGTATGCTTATTTGATGCACCCGTACATGATACGTTGGGTGAGGTGTGTGTGTTTAGATAAAGAGCGAGAGTGATGATTTTCCCAACCGAACCGGATGACCTTCGCAATGCTGTGGTCTACCTCATCGACCGCTGCATGAGCACGCGCGAGGATCGTGACCGACTTTATACGTGGCGAGAGCAATATTATCTGTTCGGCACGTCCGGTTATATGCAATCCCGTTATAATCGATTGGAAAGTCACCTCGACCTCGTATCGTCTTTCCTTTATGCGCCGGACGGCGCTTTTTTCAATATCGCCGCACAAAATAGCCAGGACGATTTGGAAGTGTCGCGCGCCAAAGCGCTGCAAATGGAATTCAACGACGATTTTCAAGAGGCGGGAATCACTGATGCAATTATGCAATCCGTGCCGTACTCTCTTGTTTACGATACGATGCACACCAAGCAGGGCTGGCACCGTGAGACTAAACAATGGTTCTGCGAACTGATATCGCCGAAGAATTTTGGAGTTTACCGGGAGGATATTTCCGATCTAGATAGGCAAAGTTGTTTCTGCCACTCATACATGATTGAATACCAGGATGCGGTTTTGAAACTCATCCGCGCCGGAATGAGGGATGATATTTACAAACTGAAAACCACACGTTCGTCTGAAATATCCCCATTCCCGGAAATGCTTCAACGCATGATTATCGCCGGCACCGGCGGCTCAAATTTATCAGGAACCGTGTTCGGCCAAGTTAATCCCGATTATAATCCGACAACAAACTACAATCCAAAAACGGAAGTTCCGCTTGTTAGATTTAACGAGCTCTGGGCCTGGGACGATACTACGGTTGATTATCGCGTGTTTCACATGATTGAACCGGATATTTTGTTGTACGACAGCAAGGCCTACATCGAAGCTTATGATGATGCGACAGAAAAGGGAAACATTCTGTTATTTAAAGCCGCAAAAAATCTTAACCGTCCACCGTCTCGCAGCAATCCATTTCTGCCTGGCGATCATCCGTTTGCGAAGATTCAGCCATACCAGAAATTTAACTATTATTGGGGCAAAGCGCACATCGATGCTTTGATTCCACTCCAAGAATGGATGCTTGAGCGGCTTGATCAGATTGCAGATATTCTTGAGCAACAGGCAGACCCGCCGAAAACCGGTTTCGGTTTGATTGGACTATCGGAAGAGACTATGGCCGCCTGGGGAGGTGCCGGAACATACATGATGGACGCATTCCCGAATGCGAAAGTAGAGCGGCATGCGCCGACCATGCCGGAGGACCTTTTTGCGGAATACAGGGAAATTGCTACTCTTTTTCTGGAAGCGTCCGGGCTCACCGAGATTATTTCCGGAAAAGGAGAGCAGGGCGTCAGGTCAAGGTCTCACGCTCGAGAACTCAAGAAAAGCGGCGGCGGTCGCATTATCAAAGCGGCGCTTGCAATTGAGCCGGCACTTACGAAAATAGGCGACATCGGCCTAAAATTAAAAATGGCTAATGACGACGAAAAAATCACCGCCTATTCATCGGATGGAAAGCCGTTTGATTTTTTTTCGGCACAAGTGGGAAATGTAAAACTCAAGATTAGCGGTCACGAACATTCACCATTATTCGCCGATGCGACTCGTGAATTGGCGGTCGCCATGCTTAAAATGGATGTGATCGACAAGGAAATGTTTGTCATCATGATGCGACCGCCCGGGATGAACAACATTCTTCATTCGATTCGGGAGCGAGCGAAGAAAGAAGCGGAAATGATTCGCGCGCATCCCGAACTGGCGCAGGCCATGTTAGGTAAGCGTAGTCAGCAAAGAAGAGGTCAACATGGCGGTAGGTAATATATATCTGAAGAACGTATCTGTCGAGCAGGCCGAAACTGTACCGGGAATGGCGCATTTCGCGTGCGGAGGTCCGTTCGGAACGACTTGCGGGGATTGCAAATATTTGGGTTATTATCGTAAGCGGAAACTTGAATATGATCCACAGACGAATGAATGGAAAGAGAAACAATACAAATCACGCGGCTGCGCCAAGTTTTATGAATTAACCGGCTCGCACGGACCGGCGGTCGCTCGCGGAACAAAGTCTTGCAAATATTTTGAGGAAAAGCTGAAACCTTAATTGACAAGTTATATTGTATTTGCTACTCTAGATTATCGGCAGGCGGTTGGCGCTTGTCTAGCCGGAGATAGCTCCGATGAACATATACGAAACTTCCAAACATTATGTTCTCAAAACCGCCAAAGGTTTTGATGTATACCGCAATGAGGCAACAGTTGCTGTACGGTGCGCTCGTATTGGGTTTAGCGGTGAAAAAGGTTTACGTCGCGCGATAGAGGAAATCAAACGGCGCGAGAGCGACGGTGACGACGAATACGAGCGGCGTATGGCCGGCATCAGGGCCGAAGTCGCGGCAAGCCGTAAAAAATGAACGACGCGGCTCGTATTCTTAATGTAGTCGGCCGTGCGCTATATCCGCAGCGCACGGACTGGAAAGCGCAGCTCGCGTTTGATCTTGATGTGGCGCCGACATCCGTAAGGCAGTGGGAAAGCGGTCATCTTAAATTTGACGGCAACCATGGTGCGGTAGACGACATGATTAATCTTTGTGATATGCGGGAATTGCAGGCCAGAATGGCGAAGGAATATTTGATAAAATTTAAACTAAAATCAAAATAAATATTGACATTACGGTCTGTATTATGTAATATACAAACATCGGCAGAGATTGCTCTGCCGCAACAGGGGAGCGCTCCTATGACTATCGTCTACAACGACAAAATCATCACGCAGCATTGCTGGGATTGCGACAGGCCGAAGCCGGAATGCCGTTGTGAGCATATCGCAGAGGACCGGGAAGTCGCGTTGGAAAGGGCACAGAAAATAGCTAGGGAATTCGGTGCTCTGGCGTACGCCGCGGATCGCACCGCGCTAACGGCCGGGTGCTGGATTGACCGCATCGAAATGCTTCCGATGGCCGCGGAGCAGGGCGACGAAGTGCTGATCGCCGCAATCGAAGATGCCAACCGGTATAGTGGACGTATGTTTAC